AGATTTACCTAAATCAGATGAGGAGTTAATGCTTTATATGCAGTTAAATTATAAACCTGCTATTGAGATTGCTGAAGAAGAAGCTATTAATACAATCTTTGATGAAAACCATTATCAAGATATTAGACAAAGAATAGATTATGACTTAACAGTAATAGGTATAGGTATAGCAAAGCATGAGTTCTTATTGGGTTCAGGTGTTTCTATTTTATATGTAGACCCTGCAAATGTTGTTTATAGTTATACTGAGTCACCAACTTTTGATGATTGTTTTTATTGGGGAGAAATTAAAACTCTTCCTATTACAGAATTATTAAAAATTAAACCATCAATAAAAAAAGAAGAGCTAGAGAGAATATCTAAAAGCAGTCAAGGATGGTATGACTATTATAATGTATCTCAATTTTACGAGAATAGTTTATTTTCTAAAGACACTTGTACGTTGCTTTATTTTAATTATAAAACAACAAAAAAAGTAGTATATAAGAAAAAACTTTTAGAAGGTGGTGGCTCAAGGGTTATTGAAAAAGACGATACGTTTAATCCACCTGTAGAAATGATGGAGGAAAATAACTTTGTCAAAATCGAAAAGACTATTGATGTTTGGTATGATGGAATAATGGTAATGGGAACAAACATTATTATTAAGTGGGAGATGGCTGAAAACATGGTAAGACCAAAATCAACATCTCAACATGCATTGCCAAATTATGTTGCTAATGCTCCAAGAATGTATAAAGGTAACATAGAGTCTTTAGTTAGACGAATGATACCATTTACTGATTTAATACAAATAACGCATTTAAAGCTACAGCAAGTAATTGCAAGAGTTGTCCCTGATGGTGTTTTTATTGATGCTGACGGATTAAATGAAGTAGACTTGGGAACAGGTGCTGCATACAACCCTGAAGATGCATTAAGATTGTATTTTCAAACAGGTAGTGTTATTGGAAGAAGTTATACTCAAGAGGGTGACTTTAACAATGCAAAAGTTCCTATTACTCAATTAACTTCAAATTCAGGGTTAAGTAAAACCCAAATGTTAATATCTAATTACAACCATTATATGGATATGATTAGGTCTGTAACAGGATTGAATGAAGCAAGAGATGGAAGTACACCTGATCCTAATTCATTAGTAGGCGTTCAGAAATTAGCGGCATTAAATTCAAATACAGCAACAAGACATATTCTTGATGGTGGTCTATATATATACAGGAGTTTAGCAGAAGCATTAACATATAGAGTGGGAGATATTTTACAATATGCAGACTTTAAAGATGATTTTGCAAATAAAATTGGGAAGTATAATGTTTCAATATTAAATGATATTTCTGATTTATATATTTATGACTTTGGAATTTTTATTGAAGTATCTCCTGATGAAGAACAAAAAGCACAGCTTGAAGCAAACATACAAATGGCTTTATCTAAAGGTGATATAAATCTTGAAGATGCTATTGATATTCGTGAGTTAAAAAATCTTAAACTTGCAAATCAATTGTTGAAGATGAAGAGAAGTCAGAAGCAAGACAGGGAAGACCAAAATAAAATGCAAATGCAAGCAATGCAAGCGCAGCAGCAATTAAAGTCTCAAGAAATGGCAATGCAAACTGCGATGCAAAAAATACAAATGGAATCTGATGCTAAGTTAAAATTAAAACAAGCTGAAGTTCAATTTAATATTCAACAATTAACAGCAGAAGCTCAACTCAAAAAAGAATTAATGGCAGTAGAGTTTGACTACAATATGCAATTAGGTGGCTTACAGCAAAACAACTTGAAGACTAGAGAGAATGAAAGAGAAGACGCTAAAGCAAAAAGAATAAGCCAACAAAATACTGAACAATCAAAGTTGATAAATCAAAGAAAGAATAATTTATCCCCTATAGACTTCCAAAACAGTGAAGATGATATAGATGGATTTAATGTTCCTGAAACTAAAACTATGAATTTTGAGTCTAATGAGGATAGTTTAGACGGATTTGATTTTGGTGAATTTGAACCACGTTAAAATATTAAATTTTTTTATATAACTTTGTAAAAAATAAAATCAAATAAAATGGAAATGAAAGTTAGATTACTAGACGGAGAAGAAAAAAGTGTTGCTCAAATAGAAGAAGAATTACTTGCAAGGCACGAAGAATCATTATCGACAGATAATAATTTTAAGCCACAAGAGCAAGAAAAAGAGCAAGAACAAGAACAGGAATTTCAACCTGAAGAAGAATTAAGCGAAGAAAGAGTTCTTTCATATATTGGTAAAAGGTATAATAAAGAAATTAACTCATTTGATGAGTTAATGGCTGAAAGAAATACAAATGAAGAATTACCTTCTGATGTAGCTGCTTATATGAAATATAAGAAGGACACAGGAAGAGGGTTTGAAGATTACATAAAGTTAAATAAGGATTTTGACAATATGGATCCTGAAGATTTAGTAAAAGAATATTTGCAATCTACAAATACAGAATTAGATTCTGATGATATAGAATCATTATTAGAAAATTATCAATATGATGAAGATTTAGATGATGATGCTTTCATAAAAAAAACAAAGATTGCAAGAAAAAAAATTATTGCTGAAGCTAAGAAACACTTCAATAATCAAAAGGAGCAATACAATACACCTATCGAGTCGATTGGTGCTAATGTTTCCGATGATGAGAAGGAAGTATTCGAGGCATATAAGCAATATACCAAGGAAGCTGCGACTATTGAAGAATCAAACAAGCGAAAGCGTGAGTGGTTCGACCAAAAGACAAATGAAGTTTTAAACGAAGAATTCAAAGGTTTTGAGTTTAATATAAACGAAAAGAAACTTTCATTTTCTCCCGGTAATCTAAGCGAGATTAAAAAAAATCATTCAACACCACAAAACTTTATTAATAAGTTTTTAGATGAGAATGGTTTAATGAAAGACGCAGAAGGATATCATAAATCGTTAGCTATGGCTATGAACCCTGAAAAGTTTGCTAAGTTCTTTTATGAACAAGGGCAAGCAGATGCTACAGATGATGTTGCGAAGAAGATGAAAAATATAAACATGTCTGAACGCAAAACACCTGAAAACACTAATAGGGTTGATGGAATGCAGGTCAAGTCTCTAAGCCCTGACTCCGGAAACGGACTAAAAATTAGAAGTATAAAAAGAATATAAAACTAAAAACTAAAAACAATGCCAATATTATCTACCCCCGGGTTTAACTTGCAGCCAAGTGCAGAGCAAGTTGCCTTATCAACAAACTACATAACAAACTTTAACTTTTTAAATCAGTATCTTCCTGATACTTATGAGAAAGAATTTGAGCGTTATGGCAATCGTACAGTATCTTCATTCTTACGTTTAGTAGGAGCTGAGATGCCATCAAATTCAGACAAAATAATATGGGCTGAACAAGGTCGTCTACATACTAAGTACACAAGCTGTCTTACATCAGGAGCTGTAGGAACAACAACAATAATTTTTACTATTTCAGACCCGGGAGCTACTACGGCAGCTATTCGAGTTGGACAAACTTTATTGATTCAAGACAATGCAACAGGATTAAGTAACAAAGCAATTGTTACAGTTGTTTCAGGTTTAGTTGTTACAATAGCTTTCTATGAGACTACTCCTTCTATTGTTAACGCTATGACTTGTACTGTATTTGTTTACGGTTCTGAATTTAAAAAAGGAACAGCAGGAATGGTAGGTTCTTTGGAAGCTGAAGATGAAATCTTTACTAACAAGCCTATTATCATCAAAGATAAGTATGCAGTAAATGGTTCAGACATGGCTCAAATTGGTTGGGTTGAAGTAACTACTGAGAATGGTGCTTCAGGATACCTTTGGTACTTGAAGTCAGAGCATGAAACTCGTTTACGTTTTGAAGACTATCTTGAAACAGCAATGATTGAAGCAGTTCCTGTTCAGTCAGCCGGCTCAGGTGCAGCAGCAGTAGTTGGAACAAACGGTGGTTCAGAAGGTGTTTTCTTTGTAGTAAATAGTCGTGGAAATGTATGGGGCGGTGGTAATCCAACAACCCTTTCTGATTGGGACACTGTTATCTCTCGTTTAGATAAGCAAGGTGCTATTGAAGAAAACGTACTATTTGTTAATCGTGATTTTGGATT